CCCGTCAGACGTATTTAGACATAAAAGAAGCCCGCAAACTCTGAAATGCAGAATTCACGGGCTTTGTGCGTTCTTGTACGAGAAAGGATTTGAACCCTCGACCTTCTGATCCGTAGAAAAATTCTGTGTGAATATTTCAATTCGGCGCGGATGCGCGACCGACCCAAAGAGAGGAGCAACAAAAATGAGGAAAGTATTTGAGTATTTGAAGGGTAAAATTATGGAGAAGAAACTTGATTTTGCTGATGGGCTTTTCATTGGGATGATGATAATTGTCATTTATACGCATGACATTGGATTTGTGTCATTTGTTTTTTTGACTTTAATGCTTATTGCTGTAGTATATGCAATTTCAGTTTTTACTAATATTATCGTTTCTGCGTTGGTTTTTGTTTTTCGGCGGAAGTCTGCGGAAGAAAAAAGCAAAGACGAGTAGCGCAGGATAAGGTTAAAAGTCCTTGTTTGTTTTAAGAATTTCTTTCATCCTGACTTCTTCTGATACCCTGCATTTCAGCGGTTTAATGTTTGTAAAATCCATGGTTGTGAAAGTACAAGCAGGGTTATTACATACATAGTTATGCATATTTGTAAAAAAGTTACGTTGTTTAAAAATTAAGCCATCACAATTAGGGCACAAAACTTCTATTTTTCCTTCGTTGAAAAGTGTATATTCGTTTCCATTGATTAAATTAGGGTTTGCAGACCATTGTGCAGAATTATAGTGCGCACCTTCTTGTGGAGTTTTCCGAAAAAGAGAATCGGGCAAAGGGTCTAATTTGTGCTTTTTAAGATAATCGTCATATACTTGCTGATTTTTTGGAAGCCATCCGCGACTTACTCTGGCGTGTTCGGTTTCTTGTTTGATATTTTCATATTTTTCAGCCCAGTTTTTTTGTGCGCGTTCCAGTTTTATTTTTTTATAAGTTCTTTTGAGTACGAGAAAAGCACCAAGGATACATACAACCAAAATGATGTGATAATTATTTATATTTTCGATAGCGTCTATAAAAAGATTTGTTGCAGGGGGTTGTTGTTGTTCGGAGCGGATTGAATTTGCAATTTCCGCCGCCGTTCTTGGTGCGGTTGCCGGGGGTTGTTCTCGCACTGGTGCGGGTATGTAGGTGAATCTAAAATTTGATGCTATACCATTTTCATAAAATACGGATACTTCTGTATTGAAAAAAATCCCCAAAGATATTTCGCCGGAGAAGTCGCTGTCTATTTCGTGTGCATTTACGGGAATGATATACTCGTGTTCAGATATAGCTCTGTTTCTGAAAATATAATTTATATGTGTAAGTAGGTTTGTTTCGATATACATAGAAGTTCCATGTTGTGTTCCTACGTACATCTGTATTGTTGACACTAACCCCACACCCTTCTTGCAAGTTCGGCTTCTTTTTCCATTTTTTCAAGAATACGTTTACGTTCGCGTTCTTCAAGGATTTGGCTAAGTTCGTTTAATCCGCTGTCAGAAGTCAAGCCAATAAGCCAATCTGATTTTGTATTATACAGGCGGGAAAGTAGGGCTAGAGTTTCTAAGTTTGGTTCACGTTTACCAGCTTCGTAATTAGCATAGGTTGACTGGCTAATTTTAATTGTTCTTGATACTTCGTGTTGCGTGATTCCATTGTATTCACGCGCTTTTTTTAACCTAGATGCAAAAACCTCTGTGTACATAATAATCACATCCTTGATTTCTTTAAGAATATTTCAAGTGAAGTATTGACAATTTCATAAAGAAACTATATTGTATTTCATATTGAAATATATATTTGCATAAAAATAGGTTTCGCCTTGCTAAAAATACCACAATATTCCAACAAGTGGAAGCAACTTCCAACTTTCACCGCGCTTATCTGTTTCATAAAGGGCGGCGGCGCGGCGGTTGACCTTCTCGTCACTTACCAAAGGCGGTACAGTTCCCCCCTCCCTGCGGGGAACGCGACTTCCTCCGCCAAACAACGAAACAGGTTTCTTGGTCGGTGTAAGCCCGCCTATCTGTTTTCCACAGGTTTTCAATGCATTTTCCATGCCCAGCCTTGGCTAAATTTTCTTAGGAAATTTGGGTTTTCCACGCTTTCCATAGGCTGGCATTTAGCCGTTTTGTTTTGCTTTTGATTTATTTGTTTCATAAATAAATCCGCGCTTTAGCGCGGCAAAACAGCAACGGTAGGCCTGTGGAAAGAGTGGTAAACCCAAATTTACTTAGAAAATTCCAAGGGTGGGTGTGGTAAATGTGTTGGAAACCTGTGGTAAACAGATGGCTTACCCCGACCAAGAAACCTGTTTCGTGAAGTGAACAACCATATGCAAAGCGTTCCCGGCAGTAACCGCGCAAAGTTCCGTCGCTTCCCCGCCCTGTATGTATTGTGGCAAGAAGCCGCGCCGCCGCCAACGGTCTAATGAAAGGGTGTGAGAAAAATGGATTATCTGGTTATCTTTGGTGAATTTCTTGAAAGCATTATGTTTGTGCAAGGCATACTTTTCGGTTTACTTGTCGGAATAACAATAACGTCCCTCATCACAGTAATTTTGGTCATGCTGTATTTAAAAAAACGCTTGCCGGATATAGTGCGTCAACAACGTAACGCTGACGAATAGCGCAGAAGCCCCCAAGCTACCCACGCGAAGCGTCCCCAACAGCAAGCGGAAGCGCGGTAGAGGTACGCAGTGCGTACCCCCGGCGCAAGCAAAAACCGTCACAGAATAAAACGCCCACGTCACGCATCCGCTTCGCGCCCTTGCACCAAAGCATCGCAAATAAATAATTGCGTTTTAACCAACGCCTTTGACCTAATCTTTGTACAAGCCGCCCCGGTATCCGCTTTAGACGGGTACGAGTGGAGCGTAAAAAATCAAATAAAGAGGTGTAACCATGGAGTTAATTATTATCATTGTGGCGGGTGTTCTCACACTTGCTTCCGGTCTGTATGTGTTTTTTATACTTATGAAAGGTGAAAAATTAGGAAAGCGTTTTGGTTGTTCGCTTACGGGGTCTTTTGTAGTTCTTGTATTTGCCCTTTTATTCGGTGCTGTGATTTTAAGCATAGTGGAAAGACCTGCGAGGAATCAACTGCAACAAGAGTTAATGTTACAGGTTAGTTACTCGCTACAGCATTTCATAGAAGATGAGTTTGATGGAAGTGTTCCACATGAAATGTGGTATTTAACGCAAACCAATTTTCCATCTGTGCGATTAACAATAGATTTTTACAGAATACTTTACGTTTGGATAGGCGTAAATGATTTGGATTTTTCGATAAACGATGCAAGACGAGCAATAAACCAAAATTATTTTAGCATTTCACCATTTTTAGCACTGCCCCCAAGGTAGCCCGGAACTACAAAATAAAATCCAAAACGGAAAGGAAGAAAAAGAATGCAAGAGTTCAAACAAAAATGCCTTGTGCTGTCCGCGACCACTTACAAAATGACGGACGAGAAAACAGGCGAAACCAACAGCGGCTTAACCCTTTTTTACATTCCAACGGACAAGCTAACTCCGGAAGATGATGCGGCGGCGCGAGGAAGGGGACAAATATCGTTAGGGATTCAACCGTCAAAGGTAACACTCCCGATAGATTTGCAAACCAAGGTAAAACACGCGCCCGCGCTGTATGAATTAACGCTGAAACTGGTAACGCGCCAGCTAAAAGCGCAAATACAGCCCATAAACCTTGAATATGTATCACTCGCCGAACTACACCCGGTAAAAGGTAAAGAGGCATGACCGAATTAGCAGTAAGAACAGCCCTTGCCGCGCTACTCCCTGAAACCATCCCCACGCCCGCAGTAACACAGGAAATGTTTTTACAATTTGCGGAAGTAATAATAGCCAATCAACTGTGGCTTATAGGACTAAACGCATTCGGGTTGGGAGTGTCCATAGTAACAATATTTGCGATTTTATGGGGGCGAAAGTGATGATAAACACAGTAGGCGAGGTAGTAGCAGCCGGATTCGTTAGCGGAACGGTAGCCGGAACAGTAATATTTCTGTTCAATTTGGCGATATCGTCCGCAATGAATATATTTAAATTTCCATAGGAAGGAGACGGGATATTATGACACCACCAGCAACAAATCACATTGGCGATTTGACGGACGCATTAACAGCCGAAATGGCAATAGTTTTGCCGCAAATCGCAGGCGGCGCGGGTGCTATTATAACCGCAATTGTACCTGTAGCAGTGGGAATTCTCGGTATGCTTGCAGTAGTAGGCATCATGACAGGTTCTTTCAAAAGAATGGTCGGACGCTAAGAAGCACACAGGCGCGAAGAGCTCCGCGCCACTTACATAGAAGGGGTTGGAGAAGGTGAACGACAAGCCATTAAAATTACAAAGGATTTTCATGATGATAGCCGTAATTGCTGTGTTTTTTTCGTCTTTCCAGCCCGTGCAAACCCATGCTAGTGCAACGGTACTACCCAAAGCCGCAGAGGGTTTAAACTTATTGCTGGATGTAATTGGTATAGCGTCCGGTATACGCATTCCGCAAAATAATAGTACTTGCATATGTGAACCCGCATGGTGGGAGGTGATGGCTTGTTTGCCGAATTTTTGCATATCTCGTACATGGAATGATTCACCGATTGAAGACTGGTCACATCGCCATGCAAACCCTATAAATGTTATGAATCATGCAAACCCTGCGGGAGATGATGTAATTTGCCCAGAAGTAAAAGAAAAGATACGTAACGCAAGCATTGAAATGCAACATCATATAGAAAACGCACGAAGACGCGCAAATCGCCCGGACTATGAACCGCCGCAAAAGCCGCCGCATTGGGGTTATCGCCTGATAGCCGGAACAATGGTACCTGTGTTGCTGTACAACGTAAACGCGCCATGGATAGAAACATTAATACACAGTTGGCGGAATATAGCCGAGGAAACAATGTATTCCCAAGGCTATTATTTTTGTCCGCGCTATTTTGATTTCTTCCACCGCGATTACTGGGATATGCGCCCGCACCGCCCGGGGCAACGTCCCCCGCATCAATTGTTTATTGGATATCATATATCGGGTTTGCCTGTATTGCAAATAGCCTCTTCAAATTGGAATGTACTAGACAATTCATATTTTCGTGCGGCAATAACACAACACGGATTAAGGCGTAGTTTTACATTAGATGGTGACTATTTCTCAATTTACATGGCATCAAACACAAGTTTACGAGTTTTAAGAAACGGTGAACAAATCCATTCACGCCATATTTCTAATAATGGTTTTGGGGCCGTGTTAGGGTTTTATATTCGATATTCTGATGGTCGTTTAATGCTTGCACACTGTGATGTTACTGCTAGTTCATCACCCTATCGTACTAGGCATGGTAATGTTTCTTTCATTTATGTTGATTTATACCCACTGGTGCAACCTGACCAATCCGCGCCCGGTATAACCCTCGACCCTGTAAACGCCTTAAACAACGTAACGGAAGTTTTGGAAAGAATTAGGGAACGCGCTAACAACCCGGACGCAGATGCGGATGCTGAACCCGCGCCTATGGCCGCCTTTCCGTTATTAGTCCCTGAATTTTTCCCGGACATACCCGCAGATCACTTCCCCGAGTTTGCCCGCCGCGTACTAGAAGAAATGACATGGGAAGATGTAATAGTACCCGGCAGAGAAGCCGACGAAATACGAAGAAGAAACCCTAACATACCTTGGTTCTTTCCGCAGGAAGCACCCGCACCGCAACCCCAACCCGGACTAACCCCCCGTGACCTTCGAGAAATAGAACGCCAACTTCAGCAACAAACCCGAATACTTGAAGATTTTGATTTAGGACGTCTTACAAGACCGCTGGAAGACATCTTACGGGAAATAGAAAAAATAAACCAGCCGCCGCCGGATTATTGGGATGAAATATACATCTCGCCCTTTGAATTTGACTTGCGCATAGACCTGATGGATTATTTCCCGTTTTCGCTACCGCGCGATTTTGTGGATATTATAAGCATTTTACTTGGACAAATGCCTGCCGAGATGGCGGGAGCAACCACGCAAGAACGTGCGGTATTTTTTCATTATATAGAAACAGGATATGTAGCCGAAGAATATTATTTTCTGATAGAACCCATGTTTTTTTCTTCTGTCGCACCCCGTTTTGAACTGTATATACCAATGCCTGATTTTTCGCAAGGTCTTGGCTGGCAAGCACCAAGCGGTGATTTGTATATTTGTATTCCTGAATGTTGGGTTATTGGCTCATGTCCTGCTTGCCGTGCTTCCGGTAGCGGAAGATTGGTTCACGTTTTTACATTGGATTTCGCCGACCCTCAATGGGCTACAATGGTGCAAATAATACGGTTAAGCAACTTTGTGATGTTTATGTTTACAATGATGACACTTACTCGAAAATTTTTAGTTTGGTAGGGAGGTAAAAAATAATGATTCTTGGTGCATTAAAAGCGTTTTTCTTGTGGCTTGTTACATCGGCGGTGGGTAAAGCCATAATTAAGGCGGTAGTTCCGGTTATAATGCTGGCTACCATGTCCATTGGGCTAGGGGCTATAGGATTATTACCAAGAAGCCCTTTGCGTATTCCGGTCAACTTACTTGCAAATATGGTAAGCACCATACCTTACTTTAGGTATGTAGCATTTTTTGTTCCGGTTGTTCCTATTTTATCTGCCTTGGGTGCGTGGCTTCAAGCAATGATTGGTTTTCATGTTCTTATGATTTATTTAAGAAAGTCGGGGATTATCAAATGATAAAAGTATACACAGGCGGACCGGGTAATGGCAAGTCGGTGCATATGGCGCGGGATATACATGACGCATTGCTTCGCGGTCAAAACGTAATAAGCACCGTCCCCATCAACATAGATGTCATATCCAAAGACGGCGCGAAGCCCATCGGCGACTACATCAGAATATCTATTCAAGATATCACGCCGGAACATCTGTATATGTACATGGTAAATATGCATGAAAAGGACAAGGAAGGTCAAACCCTTGTTTTTTTGGACGAGTGCCAAGTTATTTTCAATTCCCGCGAATGGAATCAACCCGGCAGAAAAGATTGGCTGTGGTTTTTTCAATCGCACCGCCACTTGGGTTTTAATATTTATCTGCTAACCCAACATTCATCTTTCTTGGATAAGGTAATAGTAAAACTCATTGAAATAGAAGTAAAGCACCGCAAAGTTTCTAACTTGCTGTGGTGGTTTCCTGTAACGCTGTTCGTGCATCGCGAAGAGTGGGCGGCAATCAAAAGCACAAATAATAAAATCAGTACAAGTTTTATGTTTGGTCGTGCATTCCTTTTCAAAATCTACGATAGCTATACCATTTTCACTGAAGTCTTGGAGAAGTACGCCCACCTAAAACGCGATGATTGGCGCGAAGTAATAACAACCAAAATCGACCAAGTATAAATTGTTTGTAAAAAAATAGTTCCGCCGAACGGCGGAGCTTGCGTAGTCCGGCGGCGGGACTATTTTTTGGAGACAAAATTTAGAACCGCAGGGGAGGTTGGGGGCAGGTATGTACAACGCCCCACGAATAATTAACATTTTCGGGCAACAAAACCCCACATAATGCGGGTTGAACGGCAAAAATAAAATGTGGTCAAATCGGCTTTTGACCACAAAAAATATAAAGGGGTCAATATGGGATATTTAATTGAAACCACCCGCTCCGAATTTTTCAAAGAACTGCCTAAAGACCTGCAAAAACAGTACTTTGGCTTAAAGCGCGAAAAAACCATAAGCACCATAGATAACATTTACTATACGGTTTTTGTTACCAATGACGGCAAAGAAGATATCCCCGCGGGTTTGCAAAACCTTCTTGAAGGTCTGGAGGAGAGCAAAGCCGAAGCAATAAAAATACATGAACCTATCGAATTTTCACAAGGTTTATACTACTTGCTAAAATCCTACAGCGCGTATGGGTACTGCGTAGGCGAACCCGATTACTACGATATTTTCTGTTGCAAAACCCTGCCCAATGACGATACCCCGCGCTTTGTGGTGCAAATCCGTTCGTTTGGATTATGGACAAAAAATATTGAAGCAATGCTTGAAGATTCATTCAGCAAAGTAGAAGCATTACTTGCGGAATACTCTTGTACCGTGTCTTGGTGCAGGGAAAGCCGCATAGATTATTGCTTCCATACGAATGCCATTTCAAACATTTCAAATTTGATTAAAAAAGATTCTCGCGGGAAAGTAAAGCATATGCACACGAATTTAAGCAAGTACAAGTGGAACGGCGATATAAAACACGAAAAAGACGGCACTGTTCACATAGACGATTATCTCGCCTACGGTTCGCGTGGAAGCAATAACGTATTGGCGCGGATTTATAACAAGGTCAAGGAAGTAATCGAACAAGGTTACAAGGGTTTCTTTTTCAAGCTTTGGCACGAAAAAGGGCTAATATCCTACTATGATTTATACTGCATGGAATATGCATTTCCGCACAAAAACATGGATTATTTAGCCAAAGCCGGCGTGGAATTTTACGCCGAACACGGAACAGACCCCGTGCGCGTGGAGCTGTATAAATCAAAGCTTTTAAGCCCTAAAACAACCCTTGCAGAATTTAAACGTCTTGCAGAATACCTACCCAAGGTCACAAATATTTTGAATATCGAATATGAAACCAAGCGCAAATTTTATTACAACTCCGACAATTTCATAAATGGTTTTCAGCTTACTGCCGAGCGCGGAAACATAAAAAAGCCCATGGAACGTGTTTACAAAATCCTTGATTACCGTGATATTTTTTTGAACTACCTTACAAGCAAAACCATGTCGTTTCATCGCGGCGAAAAGGAAGACGGCGAACTTAAATTTCTGCCGTGGTGGGAGCGGCTTCGCAATACAAAGCATGACGGAAAAAAAGTTGACGGAAAACTTTTGAGAGAATACTCCTGCGCAATGGACAAAAAAGCTGTGCAGAAACGGTTGGTTAATTCGTTGGCATCAAATGCCGTTTATGGAAACCGTCTTGAAACGTGTTTCATTGCCGACCTCTCCGACGTGCTGGCAGACATAACCGACAACCAAGCTCACCGCATGATGGTTCTTGGTGAACATGGCGAAATTTTGGAAGAAGTAGATTCTAAAACCATAGCTGAATACATCTTGACCAAAGCCAAGAAGGAAAAAGTCTTGAAAAATCGCAAGAAACGGTTAGCGGAAAAAACTGCGGAAGCCGATAAGGAATATAAAAGTGTTGGTGATGGTTTGAAATCCTTGTACAACCGAGTGGAAGATAATCAAACAGGGTTTACGGTAACGGATGAAACGGAGTTGTCGGAAGAATGGCGTTCAGAAATTAATTAATGAACATGGGGGATAAAAATGCACGAATTTATATTGTTACCTTGCCCGTTTTGCGGAAGCGAAGCCGAGTTTGTCCGCTTCGGTTCAAAAATACCATATGATGTTATCCGTTGCACCGGATGTTATTGCCAAACAGACGCTATTATTGGCGGACTTAAGTCTGGGGTTGAATCTTGGAATAATCGCGTAACTTATGGTAGTCCCGCGCCTGTTCAAAAATTAAAAAATGAACGTGGAGCTGGTCGCAAGCCAAAAATATCTGATATCGACAAGCAACGGATATTGGATTTTGTTTCCCGTGGTTCGTCGTATAGAAGTACAGCGCATTATTTTAAGGTGTCGTTGGGTACTGTTCATAAATTAATTAATGAACACGAGAAAATAGTGTAATGACACTGTGCAACGCCCTTGATTCTTTCATTCTCGACCAGCGATTAAAAGGCAACACAGATAAGACAATTCGCGGATATCAGGGCTTTTTAAGCCAGTTTATCACATGGCTTGAGAAAAACGAAATAACTTCCGCTACCGAATTAACACTAAAGCACGTTCAATCATATCAGCTGCACATTGGTAGCCGCCAATGCGAAAACAAAAGTCAAAAGCTAACCCGCCGCACGGTGCGAACTTATATGCGGCACATCCGAATATTTCTGTCATATTGCTATGCGGAAGGTTTTATCATTGAGCCGATACATCTTAAATTGAAGCTTCCCAAGGCAGAAAAGCCCGTAATTGAAATCTTAACTGATGACGAAATTGAACTTCTTTTGTCTGTTTTCGGTGATGATATCCTCGCTCGGCGCAACCGTGCGATTATCTGTTTGATGTTGGATTGCGGTCTTCGCGTCTCGGAAGTGGTAGGGGTTTCCGCGGCAGATATAAATTTTGCAAACGCATATTTAAAGGTGACGGGCAAGGGCAGAAAAAGCCGCATAGTCCCCATCGGGCAGAAGGTCAAAACCGCGCTGACGGATTACATCCACGAAAGAAGCACCATTGGCGGCAAGTTGTTCTTGTCCTCCCGTGAAACGCCGCTAACCTCCGCGGGGATAATCCAGCTTATGAACCGCTTAAAAAATCAAACAGGCATCCACCGTTTGCACGCGCATTTGCTTCGGCACACCTTCGCAACAAATTTCTTAATTCACGGCTTAGGTGACGTCCACGACCTGTCACGTCTGCTTGGTCATTCGGAGTTGAAAATAACCGAAAGTTACCTTCACTTGGCAAGCTACTACAGCATTTTGCAAAACCGCGCCCGTCAGACGTATTTAGACATAAAAGAAGCCCGCAAACTCTGAAATGCAGAATTCACGGGCTTTGTGCGTTCTTGTACGAGAAAGGATTTGAACCCTCGACCTTCTGATCCGTAG